TATTAATTTGTGCCATAATATTTTCCCTTTACGCTGTTGGCATTAGTGATGGAATAACTCGGAAATAATGACTTGAAAGCATTACTTCGACGTTATTGTATTGCTGACCTGATACATTGTTTGGATTTGAACTCAATGCATCAATCCAACAAACGTAAGGTAAAACTGGGCTTGCTACAGGAATAGCCCTAGATGATGGCAAAATAACACTCATAAAGGACTGACCAGTATTAAAGTCCCCTTGAACTTGTCCGCCGCTAGTTTGATAAGCAATTTGAACGAAATTTCCTACATCAGCTTGCGTTGCACCTGCGTTTCCTGTGACCTGAACATTAAATACAACTTGTGGGTCAGTAATAATTGAGGCTATTGCTGGAACACCTCCAAAAGTTGCAGTGCCAGATGGCCAATAAGCATGACCTGGGTTAAACGGATCAATAGGGTTGTTTGCTACTGATACGGCATAACTACAACCCATAAATACACCTAACGTTAACGCTGGTGTGTTTGTGTTTCCTGCAGTTTGTGTAACGTTGTTATAGTTCTGGATGTATCCAGCAGCATTAATATATACAAGGTCGCCTTTGAAAATGTTTTGCGCATATCCAGAAGCGATTAAGTACGTTGAAGTCTTGCCATTCCATGAAGCGTCAACTTGCGTTCTGATCGCCTGCAAACCCCATGGAGCATTTTGTCCATAAGACATACATTTTTCTCCAAAAAATAAAATTGAACTAAATTTTTTAAAGGATCAGGTCGCTCTAAGGCGCTTCAATCTGTATATCCCAAGACAGATTGGAGAGTATGAATTAGATTACAAGGTTTGAACCAGGATATTTAAATAACCATACTCAAAATTATTTAAATACTAAGTATTATTATACTATATTATTTATATTTATTGTAGAACTTCAATTTTTTACTTGTCAATATATAAATTATTGTCCTTGACGCCAAAATTGTTGCAATGGACCATGTCGTTGTTGTTCAAACAAAACCATTGATTTTGAAAGTTGTTCATTTCGTTGATTAATCCTTAAAAACTCAGCATTTTCAGCTTCATGGAGTTCTTTTGGACGTCGCATCATGATTTGACCACCTCTTTTAACGTAATCATCGCCTTTATTGCTTGTAGCGTATAAATCATTTACATAACGTTGTGCTAATTTTGGGTGTTCAGTCTTACTTACAGGCCAATATCCTCGTTCTGTTGCTTCATCAATAACATCTTGGCAAGGCTCGCCACCTTGAACATAAGGAATAAAGGCATACTGATGCTCTGGATCTGCATCCATCACCTCTTGCGGCACGTTAAAACGACTTCCTGTATGAAAACTAATAGAAGGGCGTCCTTCTAAATCTCTTTCATGAAATCGTTGAGTTCCCCTACGTTTTTCTTTTGGTTTTTCAAAAGTAATTGATTCAAATGCTTTATTTTCTAATTCTTCTTGAGGTAATTGAGTGTCTTTAACTGTCATATTCATTCCTACATTGTAATTCTGTATTTAGGATCATGGGCTTGCTTTGCATAAAATGTTTTGTTTTTAGCATATTCACGAACCGCCTCATCACTTGAAAGATATTTTCCCGCTTGGGTTGGATGTGGTACTTGCAAATTACGTGCAATACGATACTCTTCTGGCGTTAAAGATATCACCGGGCGATTTTGAGCATTGGTATGTGCATATTGATCAGCCATAGATGCACCAGCACGCGAAACACCTGATACAGGTGCATAAGCTGGGCGATTTACTTGCGATTTTTGTGACACTTGGGGTTCCTCTTGTGTTTGTGATAAACCATATTGTTCGTTCATAATTTTTTCAATGGAACTGTAGTAAGCATCACTAGCTATCAAATGTGATTGATTATTAAATTTAAGACGCTTATTGAGATCAGCTGCTATTTCATTAGCTTCTTGTGCTAATTCAGGGGAAAATTCACCAGAATTTTGATTAATCCAAGGGTTTCTTTCCATAAAATTTAAATATTCATCTGGAACATCCAATGGTTCTTGATAAGAATCCATTGGTTGATTTTGTTCTGGATAAAATGTCGTATCATTAGATGCATAATCTTCTGTTGGTGGATCATAAGCAGGAGGTTGATACAAAGAATTTTGATTCTTTGTCAGTTTCATAACATCCACAGCCATTTGCTCGCTTTTGACACGTGCTAAATCTTGTTGAAGTTTTATTTCTGTATCAATGTCGCCTTCTTCTTTAGCTGTCTTTAAACGATGAACAATGGTTTGTTCTTCCGCTTGAAGACTAGAATTATGTAGTCTTTCGTTGCTTAATTCTCGATTACGTAATTCATATTCTCGTTGAGCAAGTAACCGTTCTTTTTCAGCTAACTGATGTTGTAATGTCTTATTAGCATGAGTTAAAACACCAATACGTTCTCTAAACGGATTTTTATTTTTATGACGTTGTTGTTCTTGACGTTCTCTAAAAGTTAAATCTTCTTGGGGTTGTTCTGTCTGTTGGGAAATTTCTTTTTTTTCAACTTTTTCAGATTGTTCTTTAGAAGGTTCTTCTTCAATAACAATGTCTAAATTTTCTTGATTATCTGGTGTATCTTCTACGGTAAATCCATGTTGGATTAATTCTTCATTCATATTTACCTGCTCTTCCCTTATTTAGAATAAAATCTAAATCTTCAGGCAAAACCCTGCTTAAAATACGATCATCATTGATGTGATAGCATTTTAGGGTTGGATGATATAAATCTTCACGTTCGTATTTGGAATACCAAACCCAATCACCTTCTTTTACTTCATAGTTTTTTGCTATTTCACTTCCTTGAAATGCTAACGGACCAATTTTAACAACAAGACCTACATTAAATTGTGAAATTTCACGTTCAGACACAGATTCAGGAATAACAAATCCAGAATCATTTTTACGTAATTTAGGACCACGAATAAGAACACGATATGCTTTTACATCTGGCTCTATTTCAAGTTCTTTACGACAAAAATTTATTTCACTCATGCAGCATCTCCAGATCCAGATGAAGAATTTGATTCAGGAAAAGAATTTTGATTGTAAGAATTTTGTTTGTTTAAAAATGCAGAATGTAGATTATCTAAGCTATTTAGAATGCCTTTAGTTTGTTCGAGAATTCCGACAGCTTTATCATAAGTAATATTAGGGGAAAGACTGCCGCTTAGTATTGAGTTTTCCCAAGTTTTTACATGATTTTGTAGCGTTGTTTTTAAATATTCAACAAATTCTTTAGAGTCCATTTAATCCCACCATAATAAAATTAACATTATGTTTATTAGATTAAATAGTAAATAATTACTTGTCTATACTTAAATTTATTTATATGGGAAAATAAAAAGTCCAAAGACCCACCTTCTTTGGACAACTTTTACATGTAATCTTTGCGATTACGCATTGGAGAATTAACTGAACCACCAGTTTTTGGCATTGCTTCATGACGCATTTTACCTACGCCACCTGCTGCCATCGCTTCGCCACCATCTTCATAGTGACGTGTCTTACCACCGCGTTTCATTGGCATTGGCTGTTGTGGAGCATATGATTGAGCATTAGGGGGCATTCTGCGACCCTGTCGTCCTTGAGGAGGCATCACAGCGGGATACATTGGACGTGGCATCCCTCCATTAGCATATTTCTTATAACCACCGCGCTTCATGCCATTATCGTCTTTATGCATAGATTCATCTAAATAACGTCTAGCAGGTTTAATGGCATTTTTATTAATATCATGGCTAATTTCTCTAGACATGTTTTTAGCTGTTGCTGCGGCTTTACGGACAGGATTTTCAATATACTTATTAAATCCATGCTCTGATGGTCTAACTACATTTCTATTAATCTTATGACCAATTTCCTCAAAGCCTTCTTTTCTTTTAAGCGCAAAGTTTTTTGCACCTGAAGCTACTTTATTAGCCGCATGTACTACATCATGCTTTATTGCTTGGCCTAAATTTCTAAATGCTCCGCCCGTTTCTAATTTAGGTATGCTTCCACCAGATGCTCTTTTAATAGGCATAGTTGAGCGTTCTTTTTCACCACCACCGCGAAGTCCTAACTTCGAAGCAAGTGTACTGCGGTAATTGCAGTGTTCTCCATGATCCATTTTTTTATCCTTATAAGTTATTATTAATAATAATAGTCGCGACCATTACAGTATAATAAATTATAGATAAATATTAAATAGCTAAGTTATATTGTTAATCAATATTGTGCGTTTTATCTATATGTTTTGCATGCGATTCAATAACATGATTAGTTAACTGTTGGCTTTTTGTAAGGATATCAGCAGCAACCTTTGTTTCATCTAACTGTTGTTTTGCATCAGCTGTAATGCGTTGAGTATCAGCACTTTCAACTTTAACGCCCGTTTCTATTTCTTTAAGCGCATAATCTTTATCGTATTTGTATTGTTCAAAGTTTAAACGTTCTTTGTCTAACATTAATTTTAATTTTTGATTTTCTGCTTCAAGATTAGCTTTATGTTCACTTACTCTAACTTCTTCACCATATATTTGAGCTTCTGTAAGACTTGCTTGAGCTGTAATCAAAGCAGGATCTGGTGGCGTTTCTTGTTGCTGTTGTTGCTGTTGTTGTTGAGCCATTTGTGCTGCAACTACAGCTATCTGATTTTGCATCTCCATTGAAATTTGAGATGGATCTTCAGGCATTTGTTGTCCTGATTGTGCTTGGAATTGTATCAATAACTTCTTTGCTTCGTGATCCATAATATGCGCTTTAATAGCGGACATAATTTCTTCATCTTGACTGGCAGTTGGGTTTTTGTACAACGTACTATGCACCATAATATGAGCATCATGATCTTGATCAATACCCGCAGCCACTCCAATGCTTGTTAACAAATTTTGATTTTCTGTAATCGGATCAAGTGGTGATGGGGGTTCCTCTTCTTCTTCTTTAGGCAAAAGAATTTTATGTATCTCTTCAGCACTTAAACCTAAATTCTTATAAAAGAATTGGTTAGCATGACGCATATCATGTATATCGGGATCTTGACGTGCATTGTTTAGAATAATTTCTGCACGCATAAAGCGAAACATAGAGTTTTGTAATGACGGATCAGAAGAAGGAATAACTTGAATATCAGCTTCAAAGTCAGAACGCATAATAACATGCTTACCACCCGGAACTAGAAAAGGATAAGGTTGACCTTCTGGTAACCATTCAGCAAATCGTTCTTTAAATAATCCCAACATGCATTCAAATGATTTGTGATATCCCTGTATGACAAAGTTAGGAACTTTATGCAGATTTTCAAGCATTGCAAGTACAGAGGCCGCTGGTGCGCGAGGCGCCATTTCCGTTATAGCATCATTAATAATCGCTGAAGGTTTACGTATAGTATCTTCAAGTTGATTCTTTAAATCATTTAATGCCTGACTAGGTTCTTTATAGGGAAGCGCTTCAATCGCTTGTGAAATTGGTATACCACCCGTTTGGATAGGCATAAATTCACCAGGGGCCGGACGTAATGTATTATTTTCTAAACGCAATCCTGCTTGATACACACCACCAGGAAAATTAGAATACATACCGGCTTCAATAAGTTGACGTAAAATGGTTGTAGCTGCTTGTGCTGATTGAGCAGCATATTGGCTAAGACCATATCCTTCCCCATCCAAAGATGGCATTAAAGACCAGTTAACAAAATATTCACGGTTTTTCTTTAGAAAGTCGCCTTTCTTCCAATTACGTTGAATACGCAATATTTTTGCTGAACTTGCATCAAGCGTAATGATATAGGGCAAAGGAATATCAAAATCACGAGCTGCAGGATCTTTGGATATTCTATAATCCACATGAGATTCATAAATTTCGAATTGATCAGGCGCAGTGCTACTTTTTCCTCCAAGCCTCTCAAATCCGCTAATTTCATCTAATTCTTGTTGAATAACATTGTCGCCACTACTATCTAAGTATGTTGGCATAATATCGGTTTCACGATATTCCTTAAGCATCTTTCTTAAATCAAATTCTCGCTTATCCATACGATGAATTTGAGTTTTACGCGCAGCTGAAAGATGAGAAGATAAATCACGATTAATGATAAAATCTTCAGGCTTAATCATTCGATGAGTCGGTCGACCCAATACTGGATCAATAAAAACCTTACTATAAATCGAATCAAAAACAGACCAAGCAACAGTACGTTTTAATTCTTTTTCGAATCCTTTATCTACTTGCTGTAAAAAATATGTATAAAATTGAGTCATTCTATATGCAATATTTTGCAAATGATCGTTTTGTTCACCCAAAATTACAGTATCTACAGGACCTTTTGATGGGAATATTGCGCCCATAATAGTAGCAATATAATGTAACCATGTTTCAAACAAAGCTGATGAATTAACATTAGGCACACCATTTTCATTCTCTAAAGCTGAATCAATTGCTTTAATGCCTAACAAACCAATTAAATTGGCAAGATTTTGAAAATATTGTTCTTGGCTTTGCCTGTCGTCTTCAATGGCATTTTTAAGTTGATTACCTATTTCAGATAATGTTTGTTCATCTAAAAATTCAGCTATGTTTTGATCATGCTCATCAACATCTATTGGCTTTGGAATTTCTTGTTCTGGACCTTCAATAGCAGCACTTCCATCTGGGAAATGCCTAATTCCATCTTCTTTTACATAACCTTCTTCAGGAATCTGTTCAGGGGTATTTTCATTATCATTGAAAGAAGGAGCTGTAAAACCGTGCTGGACAAGATCTTCAGGAATATCCGGAGAAAACGCAGCATTTTCATTAACTTCGTGTTCCTGATTCGATCGCATAGTTTATTATTCCTTTTATCCCTTAAATTTTTGCGGTTGCGGTTCGGGAATGTAATCCCCTGTATTAAATATTTCACCAAGATCCCTTAAGTAAATAAAAGCTTGAGACATTGTATCTACTGTATCATTACTTTGTGCGTTTGGAAATAACTCGCAATCATTTAAAAAAATCCTACCGTATTCTCCAACTATACTTGAATTAGGATCGTTCATTAACCAAACAAGACCATTTTCTAAAACAGGACTAACTCGGCGTGCTCGTGCCAATTTGTCACCATAACGACTGGGATTAAAACGTGTAATAGGAAGGTTTGTGCGGGAAAGTTCTTGTGACAAAGAATATCCACTCACTTTAGATTCAATAAGGATACGATCGACGGCATAAGTTTTATCAGCATAATTAAGTGGATTATCAAGGTCTGTATCCCAATAATTATGCGCCAATCGTAATGCCATCTCTCTTAGTTCTGGATACTCTATTTGACCTTTATAAAGAGATAAAAGCATAAGATTATTGGCCCCATGCGCATCTTTAAAAATACCCCACGTACTACACGCGCTATAACAAATATCTTTTGATTTTTCCCCAGGTCGTTTACCCACTAAAGCGGTATCCCAACTTTGTAAGATATATTCAAAATTAGGGAGAGTAAGTTCTGTCCAGTATTTAAACCAAGCTGTTTTAAAAATGCCTCCTCCTTCAGGAGATGGACGTTGCTGCATTTGTCCTGCTTCACGATAAGAATCATTACGAAAGTCTTTTTCAATAATTTCTTTTAAACGCTTCTCATTAATACCTGCTGGCCATAAAAGCTCTTTTTCTTTAGTTCGAGGATCCTTCCAAGTTTTTCCTTTAGACATTCGCAAAGGAATTGTGATGCATCGATTATTAGGTTCGAATTTCATGGGAAGGCATAGATGAATCCACCGAGCATCATCTTTATTTAAAATATTCCCGCTTACATCTCGTTCATGTACTCTTTGTTGAATAACAAGTCGTCTAAATTTATCAATAGTTCCCGCATAACGAGTGGACATAACAAAGTCATGCCAATCATTAGTAGATTCTCTAATCAATACACTTTCTGATTCCAGTACGTTATTGGGATCGTCGGTAATCTCAAAATGTCCACCAAAACCTGTGTTAGATCCTCCTACAGAAGATGCAATTCGATATCCCCCGCGGTTGTTATCAAATCTAAGTTTATTATTAACATCAGCCATAATACTGAATTCACTTCCCCAAAGAGATTGGTACCAAGGAGAATGAATTAATCGCCTGCACTTAATGCTATCTCTAATAGAAAGTGAACTGGCATAAGATGAAAATAAAAAACTTAATGAAGGATCGTTAGCCCACACCCATGCTGGAAAAGCAACGGAACAGATATTTGATTTTCCTACACGAGGAGGACAATTGATTAATAAACGGCTAATATCTAGATAATATAAAGCTTCTAAATGTTCACATATAGCTTGAGCATGCCAACCAGGAATAAAAGTAGATCCTGGCTCCATAACTGGCCAAGCTTTTTCTAAAAAAAGATAAAATGAACTTTCACATATCCATTTTTCTTCTTTTTGCTCGTCAGATAGTTGATCGCCTAAATAGTCATCCACCTTACTATCTAGGCTGATCATTATTTTCTCCAAAGTTTTTAGAGAAGTCTTCATTCAATATAATTAATTAATATTTACTATTATTTATTAAATACTAATTAGTTAATTATTTATACTGTATTTTTTTGATTTTTTACTTTATAGCTATTTTTTTTCTTTTTTGTTTGTATTAAATCATTTCCAAAGCTTTCATGTACTCATCAATTAAATTTTGATGTTGCGAAAACTCGCCATTTTTAAGTTTTCTAAGCCGAATAATTTCTTTAATAATATTTATATCAAATCCATATTTCTTAGCATCCATTAATACCGTTTTAGCTTCATCTGCTAAAATTTCTTTATGATCATTAATTGTTTCTAAAGAATTTATGACATTATTAATTTTTTGCTTATCAATCATTGCATGCGACCTTTTTCATATCACTAATGTTCCCGAAACAATCAGTAGTTTTTTTCCAAAAATATTCAATGTCAGAAGGGTTAATTGGCGTTGTTTGTTTGTTCGTTTTGTAATGTTCCCACACACGTCTAATGATTGGATCTGTTTTAACTAAAATATCAATTGCATCATCCATAGTAGGCTCTTTATTAAACTGCATAATTACTCCCTTCTGTTATTATTTACTCAATACTATGTTATAGATTACTCAATGAAGTTAATTGGTAGTTATAAGTTATGAGTTTTTATACGTTCTCTAATTTTTTGAGCTGGAGATTTAAAATTAACATCAGGCTCTTGTCCTGTAATAAATCGATAATTGTAATCTGCTAATTCAAAAAGATCTTTGATATCTTGTTCATCAGTTTCATGTTGGCGATTTTGCGAAAAAATTTTATGAGAAATTGCATCATAAGATAACTTAAGAGCATTTGTACGTACGTTCCATTCGTCATTATTTAGTTGTTTGATCATCATTTCCACCTTTGTTAGTTGTTAATAATACAATTATTTACCTACGGCCTTCATACGTTCTTCAAGACTATTTAGCTTGTTTTCCAAAAAAGCTGTTTGTATAAAATCTCTTTTAGCACTTAAACATTGAAGATAATTACGTGCTCCTTCAGTAGATATTTCACCGATAGCTGCATATTCAAGAACTTTATCCATTGATTCTGATAATTCTTGTGCCGTCTTAGTTTTAAGTTTTATACCAAGAGGTTCTGGCTCGGATACATTAGGCATTACATAT